TTATTAGATAGTTTTACATCTATTACTAATTCTAATTTTGGATCTGGTGATTTTACAGATGTAAAATTTATGGTAACAAGTATTCCAAGTGATACGACTTTAACGATTACTATGCCATCTAATGAGTCTGGATCAGGTGCATCAACATCTGGCGGTATTAGAGTTAAACATTATTATCCCGTAGGACCTGCAGTTGAAACAGCATCTACTGGTTGGGGTCTTGGATCATGGGGTGGTGTAAAACAAGGACAGTTTACATCAACATTATCTTCAGGCATCAATACAACTGCTACAAGTTTAACCATGGCAAGTTCAACTTCTTTTGCATCATCAGGAACAGTTATTATAGATTCAGAATTAATTACATACACAGGTAATAGTGGTGGAACATTATCAGGATTGACAAGAGGTGCTAATGGCACAACAGCTGCATCACACTCAAGTGGTGATACTGTAACCGATGCATCTAATTATTTTGCATGGAACGCTGCAGCATCAGGAGACATTGTAACAGCACCAGGTTTATGGTCATTAGATAATTTTGGTAATAAACTTATTGCAACTATATTTGGTGGAGAAACATTTGAATGGGATTCTGATCCAACGGGTGCAACAGGTACAAGAGCAACGATACTTGCAAATGCACCAACAGCATCTTCATTTACTTTAGTATCAGCACCAGATAGACACTTAATATTTTTTGGAACAGAAACAACTATTGGTACATCAAGCACAAGAGATGAAATGTATATCAGGTTCTCGGACCAAGAATCAATTGACGCAAGTACGTCATATACACCTAGTGCAATTAATACTGCAGGTACACAAAGACTTGCAGATGGATCTAAAATTGTAGGAGCAATTAGAGGTCGTGATGCAATTTACGTTTGGACTGATACTGCTTTATTTATTATGAGATTTGTAGGTGCTCCATTTACTTTCTCATTCCAACAAGTAGGTACTAATTGTGGATTGATCGGTAAGAACGCAGCCGTAGAGGTTGATGGTTCTGCATACTGGATGTCAGAGAATGGTTTCTTTAGATACACTGGTAAACTAGAATCACTACCATGTTTAGTTGAAGATTTTGTTTATGATGATATTAATACAATTCCTAAACAACATATTAATGCAGGACTAAACAATTTGTTTGGTGAGGTTATGTGGTTTTATCCTAACTCAGGAGCAGACACAGTTAATAGAATGGTTTGTTATAACTATCTTGACTCAACACCTGAAAGACCTGTATGGACCACAGGTACATTAGCAAGAAGTGCTTGGCAAGATTCTGCTGTATTTGGTAAACCTCATGCATCAGAATATGATACAAGTTCTAATGGTACATCTGGTTCTGCAACTTATGTACAAGGAAACACTGATGGTGTTAGTTATTACTATGAACACGAAACAGGATTAGATCAAATAAGAGAAGGTGCAACCTCATCTATTACAGCAAACATACAATCAGGAGATTTTGATATTGGTCAACAAGGATTACAAGGTGATGGTGAGTTTATGATGAAAATTAGAAGAGTGCTACCAGACTTTTTATCACAAACAGGTAACACTAGAATTACATTAAACTTAAGAGATTTTCCTAATCAAACACAAGCTAGTTCAACACTAGGACCTTTTACTATATCAAGTAGTACAAATAAAGTTGATACAAGAGCACGTGCTAGATCTATATCTTTAAAAGTAGACAATACAAGCACAAGTCAATTTTGGAAACTTGGTACATTTAGATTAGACATACAACCAGACGGGAGAAGATAATGGCTAGAATAGTACAATCATTAACACAACCTTTAGAAAACTACGATCAACAAGTGCAACAATCATTTGTTAGAGATGTAGATAGTGTTGTACAAAAATTAAATACAACATTTCAACAAGATTTAAAAGATGAACAGGAAGCAGTTGCTTTCTTTATAGCATAATGGCAAATACATTTGTAAATAAAAAAGCAGATTTAACGAGCACTAGTGCAACTACAATATACACAGTGCCCTCAGCCACCACAGCTGTTATAAAATCAATACTAGTATCAGAAGATTCAGGTAATGCAGATACTATAACTGTAACTATTACAGATACATCAGATGCTGTTTTTAGTCTTTTTAAGACTAAGGCAATATCTGCTAATGCAACAACAGAACTATTATCAGCACCTTTAGTTTTACAAGAAAGTGAAGTATTAAAGGTGACTGCAGCAACCGCAAATAGGCTACATGTAGTCGTATCTGCGCTAGAAATTAAACCTAGAGAAGTTACATCATAGGCTTGATTTACTTGATAAAAACAAGTATTATTAACAACCCCAGGTTAAATTCCTGCTTTTTAAATTAACATACAAAATTATATGAAAACAGGATTAGAATCACTAGACACAGGCGCACCAAAAATTACCTACAGAGGTAATGAAGGACCTAAATCACCACAACAAATGGCAATGGCAGATCCATTATT